ATGAAAAGAGAGAAGGATTCCATCTTGGTTATAAGGCAGCTCTCGAAAAGCAAGGTGAATCTTATACCAAAAAAGATGTTGACGATGCTTATGTTGAAGGCATGGCTTTTGCCAAAAATGAACTTGAAAAGCAAGGTGAGCAGAAGCCTGTATGGCATAATGAAGACGAAGAACCCCAAAAAGACAGCCTTATCCTTCTTATTATGCAAAGCGGAACTCCCATTGTCGCTAAAATAATAGAACCTAATCACACCTTCAATCATGGAGAAAGATGGGCTTATATTGATGATTTGCTTGAAAAGCAAGGTGAGCAGAAGCCTGCTGATAAGGTATCGAAGGATTTAAAGAAGCAATAAAGGAATGACCTACGAAGAAATGGAACGGTTGCCCGTGACGGACTTGGCGAAGGTGCTGGCAGAGATACGGATGGATAAACGATTCCGTGAATACCAGCACCGATGCGATGAGAAGTGGAGGGCATACGCAAGGCAGAGAGCAATACGCCGTATTGTTAAAAAACCGTAACGAATGTGCTTATGTCATAAGTATTTTTTATATTTGCAAACGGAAGTTTCAATCAATCAAACAGTTACAGACGTATGGAAGTACAATTAATCAAACTTAACAAGATTAAAGTCAATGACAAGAATCCGCGCACTATCACGGAAGATAAATTGCGCAGACTCATTGAGAGCATCCTTGTTTTCCCGAAGATGCTGACCATCCGACCCATCGTCATTGATGAGAAGGGCGTTGCGCTGGGTGGAAATATGCGTACACGCGCATTGAAGGAAATCAAGAAACTTGGGCGCGATGCCATCCCCGAAAGGTTACAGCAGATTCGACAGTATGCCAACAAGCCACAGGAGGAAAAGAATGAGTTGCTCGCTCATTGGGATGCATGGTTCAAGGATGAGACCGTACCCGTGATTCATGCCGAATTGCTCACCGAGGAAGAAAAGCGTGAGTTCATCATCAAGGACAATTCTTCATTCGGTGCATGGGATTGGGATGTGCTGGCCAACGAATGGGAATCCGAACAACTCGATGATTGGGGTGTGGATACTTGGAAGATGCCATCGGAAGAAGAACTGGATGATTTCTTTTTAGATACCGAAGAACCAGCAGAGAAAAACGATACGGTGGAAATCGTGTTATCGTTACCTGATGACCTTTCGGATAAGAAACAAGAATTGATTGAGCAGATAAAAATAACCCTTTCGGATTACAAAGGTATCAGGTATTCATGAAGATATATTTGGCGGGGGGGGTATCAGGTAACTTAAACGGATATTTTAAATTACTTATGAAGTATTACTTTGCAGGAAAGGAAAGCAGAAAATACCTATTAGAGGAAGAGTGTATGAATTTATTTTTGGCTGGCGAACATGGAGTAAAGAATGGTGCGGAATGTTTAAGTCTTTCCAACTTAAACATTCTTGAATCGTTTTACTATGCAAGCAAAAATCCGCATATACCACGATTAATTCAAGAATTCGGTAATTTTCTGCTTGATAGTGGGGCGTTTACGTTTATGCAGGGTAGTCACAAAGGAATGATTGATTGGAGCGAATATACGCGAAATTACGCTGAATTTATTAACCGCTATAACGTAGAACTATTCTTTGAACTTGATATTGATTCCATCGTAGGTATTGAGAAAGTAGAATTCTATCGCAATATGCTTGAAAGCCTGACTGGAAAGAAACCCATACCAGTATGGCATAAGAAAAGAGGAAAGCAGTATTTTATCGATATGTGCAAGGAATATCCATACGTTGCGCTGGGTGGTATCGTTTCCAAAGAGATACCGAGAGATGTGTATGAAAAGGCTTTCCCGTGGTTTATCAGGACAGCACATGAGCATGGCACAAAGATTCACGGTCTTGGTTATACCAGCATCGAAGGGGTGCATAAATACCATTTTGACAGCGTGGATTCAACCGCATGGCTTTACGGGAATAGAGGTGGTTATCTTTATAAATTCAATCCTTCAACGGGAAACCTTGATAAATATAAAAAGAGTGGAAGGTTAAAATCCCGTGAAGGTGCGATGTTTAATTTTAGGGAGTGGGTCAAATTTCTTAAATACGCAGATAAAAATTTATAGTTATGAAAGATTCTGTTATCATAGTAAGCGGTGGCATGGATTCAATTACCATGCTATATAACTACAAGAAAGTTATCGGGCTGGCTATTACTTTCGACTATGGTTCTAACCATGCGGAGAAAGAGATAGCGTTTGCCAAACTGCATTGCGAACGGCTGGGTATCCCACACCTCATCATTCCCCTTTCATTTATACATGAGTATTTTAAATCTTCGCTTTTGGAAGGTGGGGATAAGATACCCGAAGGACATTATGAGGATGAAAATATGAAATCCACCGTGGTTCCTTTCCGTAATGGTATCATGCTGGCGATTGCCTGTGGGCTTGCAGAAAGCAACGGTTTTACAAAGGTTATGATTGCCAATCATTCGGGAGACCATGCCATCTATCCCGATTGTCGGGCTACGTTCATTTCTTCGATGTCGGATGCCATGAGTTACGGAACATATAATCGGGTAAAGATTTATGCGCCTTACACTGGTATGTCAAAGACAGATATTGCCCGTCTCGGAAAGTATATGGGTATTGACTATTCGGAAACGTGGTCATGCTATAAAGGTGGTGAGCATCATTGTGGAAAATGCGGAACTTGTGTTGAGCGTAAAGAAGCGTTGAATGATGCTGGTATAGAAGATAAGACAATTTACGATTATTAATCAAAAACCAAATATTATGTATTACTGTTCAAAAAGAATGGAGATTGCGGGATGTCATCATCTTGATTTATCCTACGAAAGCAAATGTGAAAACCTTCATGGCCATAACTGGATTGTGACGGTCTATTGCAAGGCAAAAGAAGTAAACAAGGATGGGATGATATGCGATTTTAAGCATATTAAAGAGAAGATTCACGGTTATTTAGACCACGGGAATTTTAACGAGTTGCTACCGTTTAATCCTACGGCCGAAAATATAGCCCGTTGGATTGTTGAGCAGATACCCGAATGCTATAAAGCCAAAGTACAGGAGAGCGAGGGTAATATTGCAATTTATGAAGAAGATTAAGTTATGAGAGTAAACGAAATCTTTTATTCCATTCAGGGCGAGGGGGCGCACACAGGAACACCGTGCGTATTTATTCGCCTGAGCGGTTGTAATCTTAAATGTCCATTTTGCGATACCGATTTTAAGGATTACAAGGAAATGGATGAATACGAGATTGTGGATGCTGTCTGCGAGTTATCTGATAAATGCAATAACGTAGTCATTACGGGAGGAGAACCGACCATCGTTAATACAACTGCGCTTATTGATTTACTGCAAGAAAGAGGGTATTATGTGGCAATGGAAAGCAACGGAACACGCGAACCGCCATTTCTTTTAAACTGGCTTACCATCAGCCCGAAAGAACCTTTTGTCGGTAATGCTGGCAAGGTTATAGTAAAAAAGTGCAATGAACTGAAATTGGTATTCGATGGCAAAAATGAGCCGCAAGACTACGGAATCAAGGCTCAACACTATTACTTGCAACCGTGCGATACTGGCGATGCAGAGTTGAATAAAAAGATAATTGAACAATGTGTTAAATACATAAAGGAGAACCCAAAATGGAAAATATCACTCCAAACGCAGAAGATATTGAGCGTGCGTTGAAAACAATTATCCGAGCCATCGGAGAAGACCCCGAAAGGGAAAGCTTGAAAGGTACGCCTGACCGAATCATGCGGATGTGGAAGGAAATATTCAGGGGATATAACCCTGACAAGAAGCCAAAGATTACCACCTTCGCAAATGATGAACATTCAACCGACATTGTGTTTGATGCTGGGGATTACTATTCTATGTGTGAGCATCATATATTACCATTCTTTGGTAAGTATTATTTTGCATACATACCAGCACCTGATGGGCGTATTTTGGGAATATCGAAGGTTGCCCGTGTGGTTGGATATTGTGCAGCCCGTTTACAGTTACAGGAAAGGCTTGCATCCGATATCGTTAAGATGCTGACGGATGCACTTGACGGAAAGGTGCTGGGCATGGCTCTCGTTATGCGAGGTAAACATCTGTGCAAGACCATGAGAGGGGTGCGCAATAACGGAAACATGACGGTTGCCCATCTTGAAGGGATGTTTAAGGAGAATCAGGATTGCAGAAGGGAGTTCTATAAACTCATAGATTTGCAAGAAAATAACGTTTGACGCAAAATAAAGCGATATAAACGCTTTTCTCATACGTACCCGATAAGTTATGCAGACAAAGCAAAAGAAACGCATATACGCAAAATTTGGATAAAATAACTCAAATACTTCTGATAATCGGAAGCCCCGTTCCCAACAAGCGGAAAGGTTCTTTCCAATGGGTAGAAGCAAGGCTTCCAATGGTTAGAAACAAAGTGTCTAAAGTATAGGAGAAAACGATATGCCGAGAGGTGAAAACGAAGCATTCAAAAAGCAGATAGGCCGATTCGCTGCAAACAGGGATGAAGCACGGGCAGCGGGGCGCAAAGGCGGCAAGGCATCCACGATGACCATGCAAGACTTCAAGCGCATTGCCAATGAACTGGATTCGGAGCCAATCGGTGACGGAAACGAAATGGCAAAGGGTGAAGCCCTATTGCGCAACATACAGAACGAAGCAGCCCACGGGAACGTGAAGGCGGCAAAGTTATGGATGGATATAAAACAGTTCGGTGAGCCAAAGAATATCGACATAACGAGCGGAGGTGAACGTCTGCCCGATATACGGCTGGTATTGCCCGAAGGGATGGAACGTCTGCCACGTAGCGAGGATGAGATAAACGGATGACGGAAAAGGAAGTGCAGAAGCCCACACTCTTTTGGGAGAACTACATGAGCCGAAAGAAGGTTGTGGTGAATCAGGGTGGAACAAGTTCAGGCAAGACTTGGAACATCCTTGATGTGCTTTTTGTGCTTGCAATCCAGCAGAAGGGAATCGTTATCACTGTGGTAGGTCAGGACATCCCGAACTTGAAAAAAGGCGCATACCGTGATGCCAAACGCATTTGGTCAGAAAGCCCCACGTATCGGGCGTGGTTCGGGAAACCGAATGAGAGTGACCGTATTTTCACGGCTGCAAACGGAAGCATTATTGAGTTTACATCGTATCAGGATGAGCAAGATGCAAAGTCAGGTAAGCGTGACTACCTTTTCGTGAACGAAGCCAACGGCATTCCGTATGACATCTATTGGCAACTGGCCATCCGCACAAAGTACAAGATATTCCTTGACTACAATCCTAACGCCCGTTTTTGGGTGCATGATTTATTGATGGGGCGTGATGATGTGGAGGTGATTTATTCAGACCACCGAAACAACGAATTCCTGACGGATGAACAGCACGCGGCCATCGAAGGCATTGAGGATGAAGAACTGTGGAAGGTGTATGCACGCGGAAAGACGGGCAAACTGACAGGGCTTATCTTGCAGAATTGGGATTTAGTCGAGCGGATGCCACCAGCAGCCGAAAGGAAATGGACAGCCACGGGCATGGACTTCGGATTTATGAATGACCCAACGGCCATTGAGCAAGTTTGTTTGGCTCATGGCGATTTGTGGGTGGATGAATTGTGTTATGAGACGGGTATGATGAACAATGAGATTTCCCGAAGATTGAAAGATAACGGCTACGGACGCGGTGACCTGATTGTGGCCGATTCAGCAGAAATGAAATCCATCGCAGAAATCAAGAACACGGGGCTTTGGGTTGTGCCTTGCGTGAAAGGTGCTGACAGCATCGTTCACGGCCTTGACATACTCCGTAGGTATAAGATACACTTCACGCGCAGAAGCGTAGGAATACGCGAAGAAGCATTGAAATATAAATGGCTGGTGGATAGAGACGGGCGCACAACGAACAAGCCGATAGATGCGTT